CGCGCAAACGTATCCGGGGACATTTGCGCGGCCTCGCCCTCGATGGTGGACAGCTGGATGCGCCGCCCCAGCGCCGGGTTGGCCGCGGCCCACCGCGCCGGATCGTGGATGTCGCCGATCTCCTTGACGGAGTATTCAAACCATGCCGTGCGCTTGGCGCTGCCGTCCAGCGCACCGGCGCGGATGCGGCGGAAAACCGTGCCGTCGGCGTTCTCGTCTGGCGGCGTGCCCAGATAGAGCGTCTGCGGGTTCAGGCTGGCCGAGATGGCAGGCAGAAACGACGCCTGCTGCGTCTCGTCCAGCTCCTGCGCCTCGTCAAAGATCAGCAGGTCGCCGTGCTGGCCGCGTCCGCCGTTGCGGGTTCGCGCCAGAAATTTGATGCGCGCGCCGGACTTCAGGATGATCTGCTCGCGCCCGATGGCCGTCTTGATCTCGGCCACATGGCGGCGCAGCTTCGGCCCCTCAAAGAAGTCGCGCATCTCCTCAAATGTCTCGGTGGCGGTTTTCTGCAGGTGCGCCGTGTAGACGACCTGCTCGTTGTACAAAAGCATTCCCGCCTCGCTGCGCGCCTGGATCAGCAGGCTTTTTCCGTTCTGGCGCGGCACGCTGCCGCCTGCGGAGGGCGCGGCCCACTTGCCGGAGGGCGTGCGCCCTAGCCAGTCGTCCAAAATATCGCTCTGCCATGGGTCCAGCACCGTCCCGCCGATGCGCACCAGCTTGGCCGCATCCAGCCCGTCGCTGGCGGTATAGTCAGGTGCGACTCTTTCGGACGGCTCCTGACTTCCCATCAGCGGCGCGCTCTCCAAGGATTTCACAGATCTCGTCCTCACTGTTCGCCGCTCCCTCTATCTCCTCGATCTCCCGTACCGTTTCCCGGTACTGCTTTGCCAGCTGCGGCAGCGCCTTGGGGTCACTGTACCCGTCGATTGCCGCCGCCAGCACCAGCTTCAGGTTTTTCAGCTCCTCAAGCCTTCCGCCCTTCACATTTCTCAGCTTCATAACTCCCCCGTGTGTAAATCGGCGCTGGACAGCAGCAGGGTCGCCGCGGGCGGGGGAGGGGGACCCTCCCCACCTACCAGCTGCCGTCCGTAACCTTGGGAATTTTCGTCATTTTTGCACCGAAATCAAGCGAAAAACTCGCTGTTTTGTCTCGTTTTTGCGCATTGCAAAAGTAATGCGCAGCTTGCAGATTGTCCCAATCCTCTGCCGCCGCGCGTGCCGAACTATATCCAAATTGCCGCCACTTGGAAACAGGGCGTATCTCATCTACCACAAAGCTCAACGGATGTGCCGCGTCGCTGGGTTCGTCGTAGTGGATCGGCCCGAACCGCCCATGGCAGATACCGCACTCGCACCCCATAGCCCGCAGCCTTGCCCGGTGCTTGCGCCGCAGACTGCCGTTGGCATAGCGGGGGTTGTTTTTGGGTGGGTTGTTTTTCATGTGTACCCCCCCTCCCGGTTGTTACAATAAAACACACCCCGGCAACGCGCAGACAGAGACAAGAATAAAGGATGTGTGATTCTCTCCGGCACAGCTGGGATGGGTCAGTGCCGCGCCCACCCTCATGCAGATGGGTGGCGGCATAAAAATAGCCCGGGTTCTCACCGGGCAGTGGGTGCTTCTCGCGGCCCGCACTGATGCAGCAGTGCAGCACCCGTGCCGCTGTTTTGAGAAGGAAATACTATGCGCAACACAAAAGCCGCAAGGAGTTTTACGTTCCTTACGGCTTTTGACAGTATCATTATACCACTTTTACAGGGGGCTTTCGAGGGTCAAAAAAAGAGGCAACCACGGATGGTTGCCTCTTCCACCTGGTCGGCGTACTTACAGTACGCTTAATACAGAGTATCAACTTACAGGTGTATACAGTACAGCATTGTCTGTACTTATAGTATATGCCACTTTCACGGAAATGTCAAGAACATATGATTGTTAATTTTTCGTAAATCCGGGTTTCCAACTCGATAGGATGTCCAAATTCTGTTGGCAAGAATATCAGCTGCTTGAATTAAGTAATATTTGGAAGAATCACAATAATGGATATGGACAGAAACATCTTGACTAAAGACATTCTGATGAACCATCCCATAGTCCCAGTTTGCGATGCCATGTTTAAGCTCTTCCCAAATGGAATCTTCTAAACTGTAGTATCCGTTTGTGGCAGTTAATTGTTCATCAATACAAATTTCAATGATAATATCTTCATCACTTTTGATAATTCCCCTGGAAATAAGCTCTTGTAATTTTCTCTTAACGCAAAGTTTAAGGATATAATCCTTGTAACGACAACGCGACTTCTTTTTCTCTAGGATATGGTCATAAATTCTGCTAAGATTAACAGCAGCCGACACGCTTTCATATGATCTTGTACTGTTGAAAAGAGCCCTCTTGTACTTTGCCTCTAAAACAGATGCTTTTAGCTCACCTGTTTTGCCTGTCGCTTGGCGAATCTTTTTATTGGCGTTAATATATTTGCGTTTTGCAATGTCTCTATCATTGACATTGCAAAACACATAGCCCGCATATAAAAAATACCCACTCGGTTCATTTTTATGAAAAGTTCCAGAGTCATCAAAATAGAAATAGACTGTCTGCATTTTTGCCTCACAAGAAATTTATGTTTATAACATAATACCATATATTTCATCATAAATCAACTTATTTCTGGTAAGACTGCGACGAATACATTTGCGATGCAACAATTTACAATATCGACAAGGAAGCGACAGTTTTCTTATGCAGCCGCCTTACCCAGCGATACTCCAGGTTCATTTCTACGGCAATCTCCTCAAACCGCTGCCCCAGCACATACCTCCGGTACAAAATCGTATGATCCCGCTCGTCCTGCACCTGGTCGATTGCCGCCACGACCTCACGCCGCACGGCCCCGCAGACATTGATCTGCGCCTGCAGCTTCTGCTGGGCTTCCACAATGCTCTCGACTGCCCGGGCCAGTGTCTGGCCGTCACCGCCTCCGCCCGGCATCCCGGTCAACGCTGCGGTCGTCTTGACGGCTCGGGATTCCTGCTCCTGCAGATCAGCACGCAGCGCCTTTTCTTTTTCCAGGCTCCCCCGGTACCGCCACAGCCAGCGCTTCTTCTCATCGTCGGTCATGGGCTTCCTCCTCTTGCAGTGAAGACAAAATTTTAACAGCTCGTTTTATTGCCTCAACCCCTTCCACATCCCACGATATATTTGGTATAATAGATAGTAATTCGTCACACAAATTCTCGTACATAAAATTCTCCTTGAGGTTGTGTTTAAAATGGAAAATCCGCGCGAAATAATTGATGATAAATATCAAGCGTTTATTGACAATGATTCAATCCATATGAACTACACAAAGCTCGAATATGTTTATAAAAGCTATATTGGGCTTTTAGACAAAGTTGACGCCGTTTCAATGCTGATGAAAGAGCGGCAATTTCTGACCGAGTTACATTTAATGGGGCCGCTTTTTCCGTTGACCGCGCATGAAAAATATCACGATGTCAGCGACAAGCTTCAAATTGAAGCCTCCGATTTTTTCAAGAACTCCAAAATATTTCTAAACGATTTTACAAGATTTTATATTGGAGAGATTGGAAAAGATGACAAGCGTGGTATTACGCCCAAAAGTTTTGGAAGCTGCTTGCATTCGGTCATAAAGAACATTTCCTCCTTACCAGAGCATGCCACATTTTTATATAAGCCTTTTATCCGATACGGCAGGCAAATTGACGCCAGTGTTTGTGATTACCGTGATAAGTTTATAGAACACAGTGATTCTTTATCTACGCCTATGCTTAACACAGGGCCGTGTTCATTAAGGCTTGTACACATGGAAAGTAACGCATTTGGCAGACCCCGATCAACTGAGGAACAGCTAAAGGCCAACAACCTATTTCTGACCTCGCAGGATATGTTCCTGCTGCGAACAGAACATGGGACACATTGTTATGTTCATGTATCCCCCTACTATACAACTGGGGCAGATGTTTTTTCTGGTGACGAAATTGGCGGAATCTATGACGGGACAAAGTTGCATTTCAAAAAATACGGTGCCCACACGCATTACTTTCCGCCACTAAATGATGACCTTGAAAATGAATTTTCGATGCCTGTACACATTCATCAAATAGGTGAATCGCCGGATATTCTACATTCAATCGACCTAATTACGATTTTCACGTTCACAGCCCTTGATTCTTTCATGACATACAAAACCAATCAGTAAAACTCAGTTCCTCCCCACAATCGTTTTATCCCCGGTGGCGGCCTGCACGATCTGGCAGGCAAGCGCCAGCATCTCCTTGGCAACCCGCAGCGCCAGCGTCCGCACATCGGACGGCAGGCCGCGCTTGCTCTGGTTGTACATGCACTTCACTTCTTCTCACTCCTCTCGATGTCCTCGGCAATGTAGCCCTCAATACCCGCGCCGGTGCTGTACCAGCGCTTGTACCATTCCAGCGCATTGATGTCTCCGTCCCGGCCTGCGCGCTCGCCGTTCGGCCCGAAGCGCACCGCGAAGCACTCGCGGTATTGGAAGCCGTCCACATGGCCTGAAAAGCGCGTCAGATCATCCACGGCAATGATAAGCCGCCCGCCGTCTGCCATCTTCCGCTCACGGATCGTCAGGCCCAGCTCCTTCAGCCGCGTCACAAGCGGCCAGCTGTCGAACGCCTCCAGCTCCTGCCGGGCCAGCGCCTGCCACTTTCCGGCCTCCTCCTGCCGGGCACGCTCCTGATCACGCTTGCCCTTCACCTCGGCCTTGTACGCCGCCAGATCGTCTCTGTTGATGTACAGACGCTTAGCGGCATCGAACAAATCTCGCGTAGTGAGTGAGCTTTCGGCAATAACCTCATTTGAATCCGCCGGGTCCAGCATCCTGACGCGAAAGTTGTAACAACCAGAAGGCTCAATGCGCAGCAGCGCATCCGTCTCGCTCTCGGTCAGATCCAGCGTCACCGGCTCCAGCTTGCGGGCATCCAGCCCGCGGTCAGCGTAGTTCCATTCTCTATTGCGAACGTAGTCGAGCTTCTTCAGCTGGTCGGCCAGGCCGCACTCGACCAGATACTTGATGGCCGCCCGCCGGGCCATATCGGTGATGGGCGGCATACTGGCGTACTTGATTTTGGCGTATTCGACCTGCTGCACCTTGTACAGCTTGCTGCACTCATAGGCCCGCGTCATGGTGATCTCGCCGCGCTCCACCATCGCCAGAACCTCCGGCACGCAGTTGTTGGCGATGGCATTCAGCCTCCCCAGTGTGCCGGTGCCATCGCCGGTGATGCGGCTCATCTCATCACGGATGCGGCCATCGAGCGCGCCCGCTGCCTTTTTGCGTTCCAGCGCCTGCTTGAGTGCCCGGTACTGGCGCAGCCGCTCACCATCGGTCAGCTCGCGCGCCGTGGCGTTGGAGGTGATCAGCGCGATGAGGTCGTCATCCTCGCCCTGGCTCTGGCGGATAACACAGGGCAGGACCTCAAACCCGGCCACGCCCTCGGCAGTCAGTGCCCGGCAGGCCGTCCAGCGGCGGTGCCCGGCCAGCAGCATATATTTGCCGTTCTGGGCGGGCAGGACCTCCAGCGGGCTGCGCAATCCTCGCTCGGCAATGTCGGCTTTCAGCATGGAGACATCGCCGATCTCGTAGATGCTGTTTTCCGGGTTCGGTTCAATATCGGCTTCCGGCAGCATGACGACTTGCATTTTCTGACCCGCCGGGGCGTTAGCTTTTGTGTTGCCGAGAATGTCGTTGATAGAAAATCCCTTGCTCATCGCTTAGCCCTCCTTTGTGTCCACATTGGACACGATCCGCTCAACTTCTTCCGTCAGCTCCCTGTAATCCACCGCTGCCGTGCAGTCCGGGCAGTATTCCAACAGCGGCATGCCTGCATGCGCGGCCTCGCTGACCTTGACGGTGTAGCGTATGACAGTCTCCAGCACGCTGATTCCCGACGCGCACAGTTGAACGATGATGTCCTCCGCGTACCGGGTGCGGCGGTACTTCGTCATCAGCGCACCCATGATCTTCAGGCGCGGGTTGTAGTAGGCCTGCACCTGCTCGATCTGCTCTACTATCTCCTGCATCCCGTCGCAGGCCCACTTGTCACAATCCACCGGGATGATGACCCAGTCAGCCGCGCACAGGGCGTTGATACTGCCCATGTCCAAGTCCGGCGGGCAGTCCATGATGCAGTAGTCGTAGTCCCCGGCCACACATTTCAGCGCGTCCCGCAGATGGAACTGCCGCGGGCCGTTGTCCATCAGTATCGTGCGGTTGGCCTTTAGCATTCGCATATCGCAGGGCAGCAGATGTACGCCCCAAACATCGACGCCCTTCACAATGGCCGCCAGGATGTCGTCCTCGCCCAGCATAACCTCGGCCACGCTGGGGCTGTCGTAGTCTAGGACGCCGAAGAACTTGCTCGTGTTGCCCTGTTTGTCCAAATCCACCACCAGAACGCTCTTGCTCTTGGCGGCCAATTCGGCGGCAAGATTGCAGGCGGTGACGCTTTTCCCGACGCCGCCTTTCAAGTTGATAATTGCAATGCTTATCATAGTAATCCTCCTGTCCCGCCGGGGCGGCGGGTGTTATTGCGGCCAGTTCATCTGGTCGATTTCTTCAAAATCTTCTTTCGGGGTCGGCTGCCATTGATGGTATTGGGGCTGCCATCGCATGGACACAACGCCCGTCGGCCCCTCGCGGTTCTTGGCATACATCACGGCGGTATCCTGATAGGCGTCCTCGCCGCGCAGCTCCTTGCTGTCCTCGGTGCGCCTGTTCTCCACAAAGATCGCGCTGTTGGCGTCCTGCTCAATCGTGCCGGAGCCGCGCAGGTCCTCCAGATTGCAGAAGCGGCCCTCGTTGCCCTTCACGCCGGCGCGGTTGATCTGGCACAGCTCCACAACCACGATGCCCATCTTCATGGCGGCCACCTTCAGCCGCCGGGTAATTTCAGAAATGCGCTGGTACTCGGTCTGGCGCGGGTCGGTGGGACTTAGCAGACCGATGTGGTCGATGAACGCGATGTCCGGCTTGTACTGCATGATCTTGGCCTCCAACCCGTCAATCGTCAGGTTGCTGTCGGCATCCAGCATCATGTTGTGGTGGCGGCGCAGGATGCCCGCCGTGTTGTCGATGATCTCCCGCTCACGCGGTGTCAGGGTCTTGTTGGTCAGCTTGCCGCTGTCGATGCGGCTGACCTTGGAGAGGATGCGGTCCATCAGCGCCTCTGCCGTCTCCTCCAGCGTCAGGTAGTAGACGCGGTACTTTTTGCTTAGTCGGCTTGCCAGATTGATGCTGAAATCCGTCTTGCCGCAGCCGGGCCGCCCGGCCACCACGCAGGTGCGGCCGCGGTGGAATACACCGTACCGGTCAAGC